GAGATATACGGCCTGGCAAAGAACCGGGGCATGGATAAGGTCCAGTCCCATGGAGATGATGATTTTTCCTTTGCCATACCGGGGGTATCGCGTTTCAGGGCCAGTGTGTTCCGCCAGAGGGGCTCCCTGGCAGGAATCATCCGGGTGGTGCGTTTTGAACTGCCGGATGCCGGACAGCTCCATCTGCCGGACAGCATCATCGGCGTATCCAGGCTTACCAAGGGAATGGTCCTGGTGACCGGACCCGCAGGCAGCGGTAAAAGCACAACCCTGGCCTGTATTATTGACGAAATCAACAGCACCAGAAACGCCCATGTCATCACACTGGAGGACCCCATCGAATACCTGCACAGACATAAACAGAGCGTGGTGACCCAGAGGGAGATTGTTACGGATACGGACAGCTATGTCACAGGCCTGAGGGCATCCCTGCGCCAGGCGCCGGATGTTATCCTGTTAGGTGAAATGAGAGATTATGAGACGATCAGTATAGCCATGACAGCAGCGGAGACAGGGCACCTGATTCTCTCCACCCTTCATACTGTGGGAGCAGCCAATACCATTGACCGTGTGATTGATGCATTTCCGCCAAACCAGCAGCAGCAGATAAGGACCCAGCTGGCCATGGTGCTGGATGCGGTTATATCCCAGCAGCTCATACCTACTGTGGACGGCGGGGTGCAGCCTGCCTTTGAAATTATGTTTTTAAACAATGCAATCCGCAATATGATACGGGAATCCAAGATTCACCAGATAGACGGAATCATTGCCACCTCCCAGGAGGAAGGCATGATATCCATGGACAACAGCCTTATTAAATTATACCGTGACGGAGTGATTTCACGTGAAAATGCGATAGCTTACAGCAGCAACAGCGAGCTCATGGAAAAGAAACTGGCCAGGTAGCCGCCGGACCTGCCGGAGGTTCTGGAAAAACCAACTGGGAATCCTGCCGGAATAAGACGCAGGTTTTCCAGATATACTAAGGTTATGAACAGCAGACCGGGACGGTGGGAAAGGAGCAGCACGTGAGAGCAGATAAGAGGAAAGTGGTAATCGTAGGAACTGGAATGGTGGGCATGAGCTATGCCTATTGTCTTCTGAATCAATCGGTGTGTGATGAGCTGGTGCTCATTGATGTAAATAAAAAGAGGGCCGAGGGGGAGGCGATGGATTTAAACCATGGCCTGGCATTTGCCAATTCCAGCATGACAATATATGCAGGGGAGTACGACGACTGCAGTGACGCGGATATTGTGGTCATATGTGCCGGCGTGGCCCAGAAACAGGGTGAAACCCGGCTGGATCTTCTGAAAAGGAATGCTGAGGTGTTCCGCTCCATCATTGAGCCGGTTACCTCATCGGGCTTTAACGGCCTGTTTCTGGTGGCAACTAATCCGGTTGATATCATGACCAGGATAACCTGTACCCTGTCAGGCTTTAATCCGAGACGGGTACTGGGAACAGGAACAGCCCTGGACACAGCCAGGCTCAGATACCTGTTAGGCGATTATCTGAAGGCGGATCCCAGAAATGTCCATGCCTATGTCATGGGAGAGCATGGAGACAGTGAGTTTGTGCCGTGGAGCCAGGCGCTGCTGGCCACCAAGCCCATACTGGAACTGTGCGGAGAAAACGGGGAAGCGGTATGCCGGCAGCGGTTTGATGAAATCGAGGAAGAGGTCCGCACGGCCGCTTACAAAATCATAGAGGCCAAGAGTGCCACTTATTATGGCATTGGCATGGCCCTTACCAGAATAACCAAGGCCATTCTGGGGGATGAGCACAGCGTACTTACCGTATCCGCCATGCTGCGGGGAGAGTACGGTCAGATGGACGTATTTGCCGGCGTTCCCTGTATTATCAACCAGAACGGTGTACAGAGGGTCCTGCCCCTGTCCCTGACACCGGAGGAGCTGGAGAAGCTGGGCCGCTCCTGTGATACGCTGCGGGAAGGGTATGACGGTATTTTCTGATATTTGGAAAAGAGTTGATTGAGGATTCGGTTTTTAGAATCTTTTGGGAAGCCGCCGCACAGACTGCTGCTCACGATTGCCGGGGAGACTTGCGGGAGCAGTGGTTTGTGTGGGCGGGGATAGAAGGTAAGAAAGAGAAGGCAAGAAAGAGCCGTTGGTGAATTGTTTAAAAAATTTGAAAATTATTGTTGACAAAACCATGCGGTCATGATAATATATACAAGGTTCGCGAGAGCGTACCAAAACAGAATAAGCTGCTGTGGCTCAGTCGGTAGAGCGTCGCATTGGTAGTGCGGAGGTCACGGGTCCGATTCCCGTCAGCAGCTTTTCCATAAAACCTTGTAGATACGGGAAAAACAACGTATTTACAAGGTTTTTTCATGTTTTTAAACATCACTTCCTCTGCCTATTACGGAGGATTATATTATATTTTTTATGATATATGCAACACGATGCAACACGAAAAATATGCCGTTTTATTACATGCTGTTCAATTTTTCAAAGTGCTTATTAATTTTTTTATTTTGCCGGACGGTTTCAGAGTCAATTGCATTTCTGTATACGGTTTTCATAATATTATCGCTGGCCCATCCTCCCCGCTGCAAAATATATTGGTCCGGTATCCCTATAGCGTGCATAATGGATGCAGCATAATGCCGGAGGTCGTGAAAGCGGAAATGGGGTATGTCAATCTTTTTGAGTACTCGCCCGAATCGGTGTGTGATGTAATCCGGGTTCATATCAACCAGCTTTCCTTTTTTTTCAGATATCCGGTCAATTACAAATGCTGGCATTTCTACATCCCTTGTACTGTCATCTGTCTTTGGCTGTTTGATATACCATTGATTGTCTGGCCCCTTGACCATATTATCTCTTACATGGATAATTTTTCCATCCACGTCCTTATCGGTTAGAGCACTTATTTCCCCTCTCCTAAGTGGACCAAACGCAGCCAGTAATACAGCTATCTCCAAATCAGTGCCTTTAATAGCGTCCAGCAACTTTTTAATATCATTGTCATTGGGGCAATATAAGTTAGGACGTTTTTTCTGCGGCAGCTTAACGTTTAAAGTTAATTCGGGTGCAAACATTTCTAGCGTTGGAGATAACAGACCATAGGCATTTCTTACCGTCTTTGGAGATAGTTTTTTTGCAGCTAAATTACTTACCCATATTTGCACAGATGGACTTGTCAGTTCTGAAAGCTTTTTTTGGCCAAATGCGCCGCCGAAATACTGTCTTTGCAGACCAGTGTACCCTCTAAGCGTAGAAGGGCTTAAAACACCGCTCTTGGCGTTTAAATAGCGTTCAATAGCATCATTAACTGTAATATCTTCTTCGTCCTCTTCCGGTACGTTGTATTGTTCTATGGGCTTGTCCTTCATATCTAATTTCCATCTAGCTGCCATTTCTTGTGCGATTTTGCGTGATGGGGCAACAAAACTTTTGTAATGCCGTTTACCTTTCTCATCCGTATATAAGTATAATTGTACACGGATATTTTTGGATGGTAGTTCGCCTATTTTCTTTTTCGGGGCTTTCTTTGTCATTTTCCTTTCCTCCTTCAATTAATTTTCCTAAAAATAGGTATAAAAAATACAGCTCCGCAAATATCTTGCAAAGCCGCCCCGAAGATGGTACAATATAGGTGCGAATTATAGTGCATATCTTCGGGTATGTAGGCCGGTTCCTGTTGGCGCAGGGGCCGGTTTTTTTATATACTATGAAACATCTGTTGTACTTGGTCTAATGCATTATTCATTTCTGCAACTGCATTTTTATATGCTATGTATCTCCAGTAAATGATTAAAGCATAAATGGCTACCACCATAATTGTAAAAATTATTCTATCCGCCAAAGAACGTTTTTTATAACACCATAACAATGCAAGTCCAAAGGGAGCAAAACAAAAAAATGTGAGTAACCCTATAAAAATATTTTTTTTATAAAATGGGTCTTGGTTAGAATCATGTTCTATGATATCTAAATTAGGACATTTTTCTTGAATATAATCAATTGCTCGTTGCATTGGCTCATTGCTTTTTTTGGAAAATGTAAAGCGTTTTATTTTTCCATATTGAATATAAAAATCTATATATCCTCCTTCTGTGGTAGAACGGAATTCATATTCAATTTTTGATATATCACTATATTTTATTTTAGTTTTATTTCCAATAATATCAATAATATTTGCTTCATCTTTTCCTATATAAAGTTTTCCCCAATCTCCCTTTATACTCATAGAATATC